CGACGAAATGAGTGGCTTGTCCATTTCCATGAAAGAAGGCTACGACATCACCAATAACCAGCGTGTTGTTCGTTTTGACGTGCTTTACGCATGGCTTGAAACATACCCACAAATTGCCGCTCGAATACTCGGTTAACCACATCTCATAGGAGCAATTATCATGGCCGTAGCCACATCCACTAACAAAGTTTCTTTACTGCAAAATGCCAATAATATCCAACCAGATACTTTGCGGCAAACTTTCAACATTAGCACTATTGCTGCTGCTGGGACTACGCAAGCAACTGGGACTGCTATTGGGAATGAACAGCCATTTGTTCTCATTAGCAACAACACCGCCGCAAACGGCGTTGTGTTGCCAGTTGCTGCTTATATTGGGCAAGAAATCTCTATCTTCCCGCAATTAGTTACTAACGCACCGTTGGTTTACCCCCCTGTTGGCGGGACAATCAACAACGGCACTGCAAACGCAGGTGTTGCTACTCCGGCGCGTAAGGTCGCAAAGTTCATTTGCGTTGACCGCGCTGGGCTAACTTGGGTTTCCTGTGGATTGTAATCATGGGACGCAGACCAAAAGACTACGTTCCTGAAGGAAAAGAAGTCGCTGAAGTTTTAGAAACGGAGGTGGTGGCAACAACCGCCATCTTCGAGCAAGAATACCAGCGGCGCATTAAACTTGACGTGAGCAACCCGCTTTACATCAACCCATCTTACGACAGGTAAAACATGGCTTACACAGCCCTCAACCTGATAACCGATGTGTTACTGGATATGGGCGTTATAGCCGATCAAGAGACCCCCACTGCTTCCCAAAGCGTGGGGGCTTTGACCAAGCTAAACGACCTTATCGAGTCATGGAATCTAGACCCGCAAAAGCTGTACGGGGCAACTCAATACATTTTGCCTTTTGTTGCCAATAAAGCAACCTACACTATCGGGCTTGGCGGCGATTTGAACATTGGCCGTCCTGATGGTGTTTATGCTGCTTTTGTTCGCAACACCACGGCAACGCCATCACAGCAGCAAGACATTCCTATTACCATTCTTACTGACCAGCAATGGGCAGACATTCCCGTTAAAGGTATGCAGGGTACGTTTCCATTTGCCATTTGGTTTAACATGACCTATCCTCTGATTACGGCCTATGTGACCCCGATTCCAACGGGTTCTAACTACAGCTTGGTGTTTTGGGATGGAAACGCCAATGCGACTCTTGCGTTGAACACAGTGCTTGATCTCCCGCCCGGTTACAAACGAGCCATGAAATACGCTTTGTTTATTGAATTGGCGGCTGGGTATCAGATTGAAGTCCCGGCAAGCATTCAAAGCCTTGCCATTTCATCAAAGATGTCCATTGACCGTCAAAACGCGGTTATCAACACCTTGGAGACAAGCAGCACGACCCGTTACGATATCCTTACCAACACCGTAAGGGATTTGTGAGGTGGACGCGGGGGTTGTCGGCGGGTCTTCTCAGCAAACCTCGCTGCCATTTAATGCTGAACGTACGATCAACATGTACGCCGTCCTTGACCAACAGGGTAAAAAGCCAGCATCATTGTACGCACGGCCTGGGAATGCTTTGTTCGCCACATTAGGCTCTGGGCCTGGACGCGGCGGGTTTACGGCCACAAACGGGCGTTGTTTTATTGTTTCAGGTTCTGAAGTGTACGAATTACTTGCTTCAGGGACAGGAATAGTTCGCGGAAACCTGTTGACCAGCAGCGACGATGTAACGATGGCAGAAAACGGCGTACAGCTGGCAATTTGCGATAAACGCGACCTGTATATTTTTAATTATTCAACCAATGTGTTTCAACGAGTCGTTAATCCGAATCTTCCCAGCGCGGCAAGTGTCTGTTTCCTTGATGGGTATTTTATCGTCAACCGTTCACCCACAAGCGGCATATTCCAGATTTCTGCTCCTTACGACGGCTTTACCTGGGCGGCTTTAGATTTTGCCACGGCTGAGTCGTTACCTGATAGCTTGCTGCGCGTAGGAGTAATCTTCGGGCAATTATGGTTGTTTGGTGACATCTCTATTGAACCTTGGAACAACACGGGCTCGTCATCGTTTCCCTTCCAAAGGGTAAACAGTTCCTCTCAGCTTTCTGTAGGCGTGGTCGCACCGAGCACTGTTTTAGAGTTTGACAATACGGCTTTCTGGGTAGGTAAGGATAAGAAAGGTTCCGGTATTGTGTATAGAGCCGATGGGTATTCTCCCCGCCGTGTTTCCACTGAGGCCATCGAGTTGCGCTTACAGGCTGCACCGTCAATGGCCACGCTTAGGGCAATGGCCTATCAAGAAGCTGGACACACGTTCTACATCATCACGGGCGGCGGCATGGAAACCGCGCTTGTGTACGATGTTTCAACAAAGCTCTGGACAGAATGGGCTTACTTCAACAGCATGGGCAATTATGAGTTGCCGTTAACCAATGACCTGATAAACGCTTTTGGCAAAACAATTGCTCTTGATAGGACATCGGGCAAGGTTTATGAGCAGTCGTCGAAATATTACTCCGACAATGGGGACGAGATAGCGTGCGACAGGATTTTCACGCACATTTTTGACAACGGAAACCCTTTTATAATCAAAAATTTAACAGTTAACTTTGAGACTGGCGTGGGCAACACAACGGTGACAAATCCAAAAGCCATGCTATATCTATCCAATGACGGTGGCCGAACATTCTACACTTACTATGAGGCTGCTTTGGGGGTTGTCGGCAATTTCTTAAACCGTGTTGTCTGGTGGCGGCTAGGACGGCATCGGCAATGCACGTTCCGGGTGCGGATAACTGATTCCGTCAAGCGCGTGATTACAGGGGGCCAGTTCAATACATGACCGCAGCCATTGCACCCATTGCCGATAATGTTCTTGATGAAAACGGTCAAAAGTTTCGTCCGTCTTGGATTGTGTATTTTTCCGAGCTTAACCGCGGCGATGTGGGTACAACGTGGACACCAGTTATTACCAACCTGACCGCTGTGGGCACACCGACAATAACGGGCGTGTACTACCAAAACAGTGGTTTTACTGACTTTGCCGTAAAGATTGTGCCCGGCACCAACACAAGCTCTACGCTGGGCAGCACTACTATTGCGCTTCCGTTCAATGTCACGGCGGACACGGGGGCTTTTGTAATAACAGGCACAACGGTTTTGCAAGGGGTAGTAAATGCAAGCGGACGAGCTGTATTTTTACCCACATGGTCACTGGTGACAGCACCTATAACGATCACGGGAAGGGTTAAGAATTAGTTAGGGTTCAAGGCAGTTTTAATGTAAAATAGCAACGGGGTTTTTATGTTAAGAGACAAAAAAGAAATGGACGACATGGAGGAATCCGGTCGCGGGACTGATACCGTAATGGGCCACTTGTCTCTTGGTGAAGTTGTTATTCCCCGCGCATTTCTTGATGATCCACAAGTGTTGCAGTCTGTTAAGGCTATCTTTGATTCCGCTGGCGCGAACATGGCAGAGTTCACCGTGGGTGACAAAGCAAACAAGATTAACCCTGAAACGGAGCAGCCTGAGTTTTTTCGTGTTCCTGGTTTTAAAAACATAGTTAGGGCCGTCGCAAAGGCTACAACAGGCGGCGGAAAATTAGCCGAAAATATTATTCCATACGGAGAATTTATTGTCCCAGCCGCAGTAACCGCTGTGGCGGGGCCCGCTGCTGGCGGGGCTTATGTTGGGGCAAGGAATTTAGCCGACACAAACAATCTGAAACAATCTTTAGTCAAGGGCGGTATTACTGCCGGTACTGCTTATGCTGGGCAAGCATTGTCTGGTGCTGGCGGCGGTTTAGGCTCTAACTTGGCTGATACTGCCGTTGGGCGTGCCGTTGACAGTGCTTATCAGGGAAGTGCGCTACAAGGGTTATACAATAGTGCCGGGAATGCTCTTACGTTGCCATCAAGCGTATCAGGCGCATTGAGAGACGTGTACACAGGAGCTACGGGCGCATTTGATAGTGCTAGCAGCGGTATAAACGATTATTACCAAGGAAGCGCGTTGCAGGGTGCTTTTAAAAGTGGCAGTGACGCTATCAGCTCATTAGGGCTTGGCTCAAACGGTAGCGCGGTAACACCATCCCCAGCTATAGGCGGCGGTGCATCATCTTACGGCGGTGCAAGCGATTCTATTCTCTCAACAGGAAAAGATGCCTTTGGTCGTGCAGTGCTCAGCGGCGGGGCCGGGACTGATGCTTTGAACGCTTCAACACCTTTTGCTAACGCACTTAGTCCATCATCAACCGTTTCAGCGGCAACGCCTTATGCCGACGCTGTTACTAACCCACTATCAAACACATTGACCAACGCAGCATCAGGAGCAAGTCCAGTGGCAAGCAACTATTCTTATCTCACCCCAGCCCTCAGTGCTGCGCTGGGGTATAAATCAAACAAAGACGCAGAAAATGCTTTATTGGAACAGCAACAGGCCAAT